ACATGCCCACGCATATGCAACGATTTGTGGATTATTAACCTACGCGCGACACTAGCTTAATTAAGGAGATATAATGGCTGATAACACAATCATTCAACAAGGTTATTTCACTTCTACCGGTGTGGCTAAGACTATAGTTTTAAGGTCTGACATTGACTGGATGGAAACATGGAATCTAACCACGACTGCTGGAACAACGCAATGGGACTCAACGTACCATTACTGGCAGCGTGAAATGTCAACGGGCGATCACATAATTCATTATCATGGTGCAGCTACTAACGCAATTCACTCAGTAACAGGACTTATTGGCTTTAATGGTGTAGCATCACGACCTGGATTTACTCCTATTGATAGTTCAGTTTCTTCAAGTACTACATTAGCGGTAACAGCTGGTACAAACGTAGTTGCTCCTGTTTATTCTATTGCTGCAACATCACCTTTCACAACTGGTGCTGTTTATAGGATATATGGTGGCGCTCATACGAACATCAACGGTCTTGACTTTACAGGTACGGTTATTGCTAATACAAGCGTAACGGTAACAAATGCGTTAGCTACAGCACCTGGTGTTGTTAATGGAGCAGGATTCATGAAAATGATAGCTCCTGATATTGCAACGTATAAGTTGTTTACGCCTGGCCGACGAGTAATTGCTAATATCACAGCTGCTGCTGCTGGTGTTGTAACTACGCTTGTTGATCATGGTTATATAACTGGTCAAATCATTCGCATGAGTGTTCCTTCAATATGCGGCATGACTGAGCTTAATGGTCAAGTAGCTACGATAACTGTATTAACTGCTGGAACATTCTCTATTAATATTGATACAACTGGTTATACAGCATTTAATTTCCCATTGCCTGCTGTTGTTCCTTTCACGCCTGCAGAAGTTATGCCTGTTGGAGAAGTAGTAACTTCTCTTGCTAGTGCAACTGAAAATGTTGGCTTTATTGGAATCACGCTTGGTAGCCTTGGTGCGGTATCTGGAACGCCTACTGGTGTTGCAAATGACGTAATTAAATGGCGCGCTGGCAAATCATTTGCTACATTTATCTAATACGTAGTAATTGTAAGAGAGGGGAGCATTTCCCCTCTCAAAATCATAAAGGAGAAGAGATGGCACTTTCGGATAAGATTAATAAAGACAATATAAAGACTAACCTTAAGTATCAACGTGATAAAGACCGCGAGATGGTTAAGGGTATCTTCCGTTTCTACGAAGTAGAAGGTGGATCGATGAGCTTTATTTTTAAGGTATATAAGGAAGACCCAGTAGAACGTTATGACTTTGTTGATGGAGAGGTTTATAGTATCCCACTTGGGGTTGCTAAGCATCTAAATAAGAACGGATGGTACCCAGTACATGTTCATACACAGACAGAGGCTGGAAAGCCTTCTATGAAGGTAGGGCAAAAAGTAAGACGATTTGGATTTCAGAGTTTAGAGTTTGTAGATATAGAAGACTTTAACTTTAATGATAAGCAGATTGTGACGGTAGATTATATTGAAAAAGGTAACTAACATGAATCTTTTCGGCCTTATTTTAACTATATTTATGTTCACTGGAATTACTCCATATTCTAACTGTATGGATAGTAGTCAAACAACGAAACATATACATACATATGAAGAATATGAGATGGAATATGTTCAAGATGAAGGGCTACCAGAGTTTATAGTTTATGAAACATATGACGGTGACCTTAAGTTTTTTATGATAATTGGAAATGCACGGCCAGATGGATTGCATTGGCATTGGCGGCTAAAGAAATAATAGGAACGCACTAATAAACTTGGAGTAGTATGCCAGACAATACACTTTCGACACTAAACGTTATAAGAACAAAAATTAGAAGGCTATCACGAAGCCCTTCACCAACGCAATTAACAGATGCAGAATTGGACGATTACATAAATACTTTTATTTTGTATGACTTTCCAGAGCATTTAAAACTATTTTCATTGCGTCAGAATTTTTCGTTCTATACTGAACCTTATGTTGATACGTATTCAACAGTTACTACTCCATCAACGCATCCGCTTTATAACTTTAAGAATAAGTATACTTCAGTAGGTAGTTATTGTTCTATTGCTGGATATACGATGTTCATGTCTCAATCTCAAGAACAATTTTATGGCATTTATCCTAAAACAAATAGCATAGCAACCATTGGAATCGGTGATGGAATTACTACAACTTTTGCAGGAACTCTTACATCCATACCCGTTTTGCGTGATAATGTTTTGTTTAGTAGTGTTGATACAGATAGTCTTGGTTTGGCGGTTATTGATTTACCAGCATATGGACTAAACTCAGCTTCACTTATTGATGCTTCAACTACTGCTACCGTTGGGTCAATAAACTATATCACTGGAGTGTATACTTTTAGCTTTCTACATGCTCCTAAGTCTGGTTCTGATGTTAAGAGTCAAACTCTTCCGTATGTTGTTTCTAGGCCAACCGCATTGCTATACTTCAATGATTCTTTTGTTCTTAGACCAATTCCAGACCAACCATATAAAGTTGAGCTAGAAGCATATATTAGGCCTACTGAGCTATTAAGCACTTCTCAGTCTCCAGATTTAGCTGAATGGTGGCAATATATAGCATATGGTGCATGTAAGAAGGTATTTGAAGATCGACAAGATATAGCTTCAATTCAAGGGATTATGCCTGAGTATAAGAAACAAGAGTTGCTCGTGCTTAGACGTACGATTATGAATCAGTCTAAAGAACGAACATCGACTATATATACAGAACAGATAAATTTATCCAGCGGGTTTGGTGGGGATAACTTTTAAGAGGTGACTAGATGGCTTTTCAATCTAATGTTCCGCTAGCTGCGGACAAACTTTCAACTTCTCAGTCAGATATTAACGGTAACTTTACTGAGATTAATACATTTGTTGCAGTTGATCACGAAGAATTCAATATAGCTGATCAAGGCAAGCACAAGAGTGCGACATTTACGCTACAGGGAGCCGATAAGTCTACTGCTGCAACAGAATTAGCTATTTACGCTAAGGCAGGGACTGGTGGGACAACAAGTTTATTTTTAAGAAAACCAAGTGATGGTACTTCTGCTGAGTTTAGTTATGCAGTAAAAGCTAACCCTGGATGCACTATTCTACCCTCTGGGATAATTATGCAATGGGGCTCTGGAAATATAGCTGAAAATGGCACTAGTGTTAATATTCCACTTGCTATGAGCTTTGGTACATATCTTAGCTGTCAGGCTACAACACTTACTCTTCCAGCTGGAGCAATAGAAGATTCAATAGTAACCGCTACTGATGGGGGTATCTCAGCAGGCGTTTCACATGTTTATGTGCAAAGAAAAAGCGCATGGAAGGGAGCGATCACGGTTAACGTTTTTGCTATAGGATACTAAGATGGCAAACGATCGTTTCCTTATAGCTCCGATCCAGACCGGATTACAGACAGATTTGAAGAACTGGCTTATCGCAGATGATGCATATGAGCAATTAGATAACGTGTATGTTTTTCGTGGACGCGTTAGGAAGCGATTTGGCGGACGACTTACTGGTACTGGTTCTACTTCTGATATAACTGCTCCACTGTTTTCTCGTGCTCGTATAGCTTTAACTGGAGGCTCAGGAGTTGGAACTACTGACGGTGCTGGTAGTGCAACGGGTACGATACCAGGTTCAAAGTTTAAGGTAGGTCAGGCATTTTCAATAGGTGAAGAAATTTTCACAGTTTCCTCACTTGGAACACCTTCGACTATGCTTACAACTGGATCTTCAACTACTATGACATTTAATACAACATCTGGAGTTTTTGTTTTTGCAGGTGCTAGTCTTAGTACTCAGATATTCTTTTACCCAGCTGAACCTATTATGGGGATCACTCTTTATGAGCAGGGAGCAATTATACAGCATGACGCCTATGCGTTTGATACACAGTTTGCTTATAAGTACTCTGGCGGGTCATGGATTCGCATAGGAACAGCTGTATGGAAGGGTAATAACTCCAATTTCTTTTGGGCAACTAACTGGGAAGGAGCTAATACCTCACTTGTTCAGTTATTTGTTACAAACTATAACGCTGTAAAGTCTGGTGCACCAGGTGCTAATGATGATCCAATCTATTCATTTGATGGAACTACCTGGACGGCTTTTAAACCTAAGTTTTTAACTGCAGGGTCTGGTAACTATGTTCAGACTTGTAGGATAATAGTTCCTTTTAAAGACAGACTAATTCTATTAAATACAATAGAAACAAATTCAACAGCAACGACAAATTCACATTATCCAGCTCGTTGCAGGTATTCACATAACGGAGTTCCCTTTCCAGCGTCTCCTGTGAAAATAGGGACAACAAGTGCTACTGGAGCTTTAGCTGGAACGCTTGCTGGAGGGGCCACAGCTGGCAAGGTAGGTCAGATGTATACTATTGGCAACGAAGTATTTACGGTAACTACTGGCGCTGCTGGTGTTCAAGTAATGGCTAGATCTGGATCAACATGGAAAGCTACTACATATACTTTTAATATAACAACTGGAGCATATAACTTTGTAGCTGCCGCTCCACTTGCAGATCTTTACTTCTATGCTTCTGGTGGTTCTGCTTGGCTTGAGCATAATCAAGCTGGATGGGATGGAGCTGGATGGATAGATGCATCAACTGACGAAGAAATAATAAGTGCTGAGTTTATTAAAGACAGACTTATTGTGTACTTTGAAAGGTCTACTTGGGAATTGGCCTATACTGGAAACCAGGTTCAACCATTTGTATGGCAAAAGATTAACACCGAACTAGGCTCTGACGCTACGTTTTCATCAGTTGCATTCGACAAGGCTATCTTAACTATAGGTAATGTTGGCATACATGCCTGTAGTGGTGGCAACGTTGAGCGTATAGACACGAAAATCCCTAATAAGATATTTGATATACGCGGTGAGAATAATGGCATAGAACGCATAAATGGCATAAGGGATTTCTATACTGAAGCTGTTTATTGGACATTACCACAAGTTGGGTGTGATGCATTATCTAATATATTTCCTAACAAGGTGCTCGTTTATAACTATAAGAATGATTCATGGGCTATGAATGATGATTGTATAACGTGCTTTGGGTATTTTGAGCAGCAAGATGATACTGTATGGGCTAATGCTGACTTTTCGTGGACTGCAACTGAAAGAACTTGGGTATCTGGTATTTCTCAGGCTGATTTTAGGTCTGTACTTGCAGGAAACCAACAAGGTTACGTATTTATAGCTGATTCTACTAGAAATACTAATGCTCCTGTTATGCAGATAACCGATATAGCTTATGCTGCCAATACGACAACGTTAACTATAGAAAATCACTCATTACATGATGGTGATTATATATATATAAAAAATGGACTTGTTACTGGGGTTGTTTCATTAGATCTTAATGAGAATAACTATAGAGTCTCAGTTGCTACGGTAAATACTATAACCATCGGCGATAAACCATTTACTGGCGTTTATCTTGGCGGAGCGTCTGCTACTCGAGTATCAAGGATTAATATAAAATCTAAGCAGTGGAATCCATATATAGATAAGGGCCAGAACGTAGAGCTTAGCAAGATAGATTTTTGTGTTGAGCGAACATCTACAGGAGCCGTGACTGTTGATTACTTTGCTTCTAGTTCTGGAATATCTCTTCTTACTGATGGTTTAGCTAGTGGGACAACGCTAGGAACGAATGTTTTAGAGACATCACCATATACTATTGTTACTTCTGAGGGTTATCAGGATAGACTTTGGCATTCTGTTTATTTTCAAGGTGATGGAAATGGCGTTCAGATAAATATTAAGTTAAGTGATGAACAGATGCTAGTTCCAGCAATAACTCAAGAAGCATTTTCACTTGAAGGGTTAATTTTACATCTAAAACCTTCTAGTAGATTGGAATAATATGGCTAATAATAGTGCTGGGACGTTTCTACCAACGACTCAAGTATGGGACGTAACAGAAATAAAAGAAGTAGATGTAACTAAGCCAGAGTTTAAGGAGCTTCTAGTACGCATGTATCAGAACCTCAACCGTATGGCGGTGACTATTAACAACAAAGAATCTTCTAATTATGAAACAGCGGAAACGGTCAAGGGCCAGGCGTTCTTCCCCAATAAGGCCCTTGACTCTTCTACTAGTTCTACACCAGAACATCGTCAGGTTTATAATAAGGTTATAGATTTTGGAGCACTGCCTAATGCTACTACTAAAAGCTATGCTCATGGAATAACTCTTAACAGAGGAGCAACCTTTACTCGTATGTATGGATGTACTACTAGACAGGCTAATCCGAACGCTGTTCATCCAACATTTAGTGCTTTACCTTTGCCGTATGCTTCTAGTACGGTAAATAATTCTATATCTATAGCCGTTGATGCTAATAATCTTATAATAACGACGGCAATTGATTATAGTGATTACACAACAACGTATGTAGTTTTAGAATATTTAAAATCATAGGGGCGCATTATGTCAGGATTTGGCGATTTCTTTATGGGGACTAAGGAGCGAACAACTCAGACCCCAAATTTCAACCCACAGCAAATGACCGCATTGCAGCAATTACTTGGATCATCCATGCAAGGTTTGCAAGGCAATAAGTTTGATTTTGCTCCAATAGAACAACAAGCAAGACAAGGATTTCAACAGCAAACTGTTCCAGGGATTGCAGAAAGATTCTCTCAGATGGGTTCAGGTGGTGGTCAAAGATCTAGTGCATTTGCAGGATCATTAGGGCAGGCAGGAGCTGGTCTTGAGGGAAATTTAGCATCAATGAGGCAAGGTTACGGGATGCAGCAGCAAGGTAATCTAATGCAGCAATTGCAAATGGCTTTACAGCCTCAGTTCTCAACACAATTCAGACCTGCGCAAAGTGGTTTTTTACCTAACTTTGCAGGACGTGCTATGGGTGGTGGAGCAGAAGGGTTGATGAAATTATTACCTCTATTGATGGGTTTATAAGGAGACGTTATGCTACAAGTATTAGATTATGGTAATAGAGCTACTAAGGCTGGTTCTTCTATTGGTAGTGCTATGGGACAAGGTGTTGGACAAGGTCTAAGTGGTGCTTTGGGTCAATACGCAAATATAAAAATTAATGATATTCTTCAGCGCAAGCAGGAAGAACATGAAGAAAGAATGCGTCAAAAAACAGCTTCTGAATGGTCCAGGATTCTTGAAGAAAGAAACTTTGATCCTCAAGCTGCTAAACTTATAGGAATGATGGCGCATAAGCCTGAAGTTCAAGAGAAACTTATGCAGTTATTTGCTCCAGACCAGTCTATTCAACAAAGCCAACCTCAGCAAGCTGTTGCTAGCAATATGAATAATGGACAAGGCCAACCAATGGCTATTGCAGCAGCAATGCAAAGCCCACAACAAGGACAACAATCAGTTAAAAGTATGTATCCACCTCCAGGAGATAACTTAAGTTATGAGCCTAGAGTGAATACATCAGGAGCTCAACCTAACCAATTTGGTAGTTTATCTAATCTATTAGCTCCATATAATCAATTTGGACAAGATATTGGACAACAGCAACAACCTCAGGAACCTAGTCAATACTCTAATAATCTTCCTATCCCTATGATTAGTGAAGAAGCTCCTAGACAAACTGAACCTAGAAAGTTTCCAATAAATATAAGGGGATCTGAGACAAGAGGGGATGGGGTTACTAAGGCAAACTATCTTGAAAAGGTTAGAGAATATGAAGAACGCAAAGGATTTAAGGAAAGAGAGTTTTCCTTTGCAAAACAGCAACATATAGATAAAAGTAACGAACCTTTTCTTAAAGAAGTTAGAGCATTAAAAGATAAAAGTGATGGAATTATCGCAAAAGTTAATTCAGCGCGAGAAATGTTAGATACTGGTAAGGTTGCATTCGGTATGAGTGGGTATAAGCCATTAGTTCTTCAGAATACTGAAACGCAGAGATATTTTTCTGCAATTGAAGAAATGGTTAACGATATGCTTAAGGGAACTGGGCCATCAACTAAGTTTAAAATAGATTTTATGAGAGGTATTAAACCTTCTTTGACTTATAGTAAGGAATCTCAACACGGAATCCTTAATAGATTAGAAGCACAAGCACAATCCGATAGAGCTTATGCAAATTTAACTGATGAAAAAATATTAGAAAATGATGGAGAACAACCTAAAGCCTTAGAGCAATTAGTTAATCGTGACTTTAAGAAAATAGCAGAATCTATAAATAAACACGGCTTAAAGTCAGTATCCCAAGGAAATATAGAAAATCAACAGGATAAAAATACTTATAATTTACTTAACCCTGAAGAAGAAGAAAAAAAAGCTCCTTGGTATGAATCTCCATTAGGACAAGTACCAAAATATGCAGCTATAGCAGCTGAAAAAGGTGTTATTGAGCCTTTGCTTGGTGGAACAGGCTCTTTAATTTCTTTAGGCGCTGATATTGCTAAATGGGCTACTGGCGGTAGAACTAGTAGCTATTCTGAATGGCAAAAAGAGAATCCAGAATTTTATGGATTGCCAACTATGGAGCAGGTCGCAAAAGTAGCTAAGAAGATAACTTCTGGGTATACAGAGCCAGAAACTGAATTACAGAGTGCTTGGGCAAATGTTACAGGCTTAATTGGAGCATTAATGTCTCCTGCAAAGGCAGTAGCTGGGCTTGGGAAGTTAGCAATTCCAAAAGGATTAACAATGGCTTCAAAGATATGGCTTCCGTTTGCTGGTAAAGTTTCGTTAGGTAGAGCATTGGGTTTAACAGCAGCTGGATATACAGGAGAGAATGTAGCTGATTTTTTTGGAGCTGGTGAAGGTATTAAAGGATTAACTAAAGCTGCATTTATGCTTACTGCTGGATCTTATGGAACAAAGGATAAAATAGCAAAGCTTATAACACATGAGAGTAATCACTACAAGTCAGCATTTGCTGGGCAAGAAGAAAATATTAATGAAACAATAAAGAAACTTGAAAAATTTCAGAGGACCCATAGAATACCTCTTTCTCCGTTTACCGAACAAGTTGGTGATTTAGCCGGTAGAGCAGTACAGAGATTAGGTAGGACTGCAGACCGAAAAGGTAGCATTAGTGTTAATGAGTTGATAAATGCGAGACAAGAGCTAAGGGAGAATACTAAACTTTCGTATTATCCTAAAGTATCAGGGCAGGCACATCTTCCTAAAGAGAGTAGGAGATATGTTAAACAACTAGATGATATTATATCAGAACCAATCAATACAGCAGGAGAGACTAATCCAGAAGGAATAGTATCTTTAGCTAGGATGGAAGATCTTTACGCTGGACAGCAAGAAATGAAGAAGGCGATTGATTTTGCTAGAGAGAACATGTCAGATAAAATACATTGGAGCAGAGCTATAACAATGATTTTACAAGGAACTTATAAAGAACCAATGAAAGCGATGCGAGTATTGCTTAAAAATAAAGAAATAAGAGAAGTATACATAGATACTATTAAAGCAGCTGCAAATCAGAGTAAGAGAGCATTTATTAGGAATTCAGAGAAATTGGATAGAATGTATAAACATGAAGAGAAGAAAAAAATGAATAAATAATCTTAATATCCTCTAGGGTCTTCATCATAGTCACCGTTATCTATTTCAGGGGTAGGTACCAAGAGAAAGAAGATTATTACTATTATTACTATTGTTAGTATCATTTATATTGTTCCTCACGTTTTATACGCTCTAAGACAGCGCCTATTATATACTTTCTAATCGTTATATTTCTCCACGTGGCTTGTGTTTTAATCTCATTATGCAAGCCGCGTGGTACATCAACTACCAATCTCTTTACATCAGATACTTCTTTAACTTCTTCCATTAATCCTCCTATTTGTAGGTGTTATTTAACTAATTATAGTTTACCATATTATGTGTAAATGTACAGGATAATTATTAATTCTTGAAACATTATCCGCATGAGAGCATGCTTCTGTAAATGGAGGTAAAATTTAACCCTTTTTTTCAGGAGCAAATATGTCAGTAAATTATCCTCTTAATACAGCGTATGGTTTAAACCAAGCACTTGTTGCAGTTACCAATCCTCCTATTGTTAGTGCTCGTAACCCAACAGTTCGTGATAAAGGTCAAATTGGCCAAATATGGGTTAATAAAACCACCGCTATTGTATTCTTTATGTCTAAGATAACTGCCAACAGCTATACATGGATTGCTACTGCTGCAGCCGCTGCTTCTTATACTGCTGCTGGATTAGTTACAGCTGGAACAGGCCTTGTAGCCACAACCGGTACAGGAACCCCTAGCGGAGCAGGACTTCATGTTGCTGCAGATGGTGCTAGTATTATTGGTGATATAGCAGTAACTGGCGGAATAGCAGCCAGTACAACAATAGCAGCAACCGGAGCAGTGACTTCAGGAGCTATTCTTACAGTACTTGCTGGTGGTGCTACAATAACTGGAGCAACTGCTGTTACTGGTGCTATTACAGCAACAACTTCAATTGCTTCTGGGTCAACTCTTGCTGCTGGAACATCATTTGATGTTGGAACAACTGCTGTTATTGGAACAGGTTTAACAGTAACCGCTGGCGGTGCTGCTATTGCTGGAACAACAACAATTAACACAACTACCGCATTGACAACAACAATTGGACGAGGCGGAACAGGACTTCTCAATCTTGGGAATGTAACTGGAGCTACAACGATTCATGGTAATGATGTTACCATCAAACTTGGTGATGCTGCCGGTGCGAAGAAATTATTAATAACAGATAATGCTGATGCATTAATATGCTCAATAGACTCAAATGGACTCATTACTGCTGACTCTGGAGTTTCTGTAACAACAGGTAATGTAGCTGTAACAACAGGCGATATTACATCAACAATTGGAGATATAACAGCAACTGAAGGAAATATCACAACCACGCTTGGTGACATAACAGCCACAGAAGGTGATATTACTGCAACACTTGGCGCAATCACAGCCACAGAAGGTGATATTACTGCTACGGACGGTGATGTAATAATCTCCACAGCTACTAAGGGCTTACAGCTTCCAGGAGCGATTAGAATTATAACAGGTGCCGGTGTTCCAGCTAATGTATTAGCGCTTACCCTTGGTGATCTATATATCAGAACTGATGGCGGAGCAGCCGCTACACGTATATACATTGCAACTGGGGTCGGATCGTGGACAACAGTAACATGCGCATCCTAAGGAAATAACCACTTCGTTCTATACAGTCCCATTTGAAACACAAAACTTATGGGATTGTATTTACTCGGTGACAACATAACAGTCCAAGGATATTCTGTACTTAGTGGTATATTTTAATCTCTTTACTTGAAGGATTCTTATAATGGAACAAAAAGCATCACTTATTTTCGAAGTTGTTAAAGAAGAACGACGTTATCAATTCATTATCCCAGTAGGAGCTCCATTTGGTGAAGTATTTGACGTAGCGTTTGAGTTATTAAACGCTGCTGAACAGCTTCAAAAACAAGCACTTGATGGTGCTAAGAAATCATTGGAAGAATCCAAGGAAGCTAACGCAGAAGTTGTAGCTTAGCTACAAGTAGTTTTACTAAGGGAAGCGTTTTCCTTTGGGGTAGCTGGTTGATGGGGTATCAACCAGCTACATAATTCTATAACGATGGAGTTGGAAAATGTCATCTAAAAATACTGTACAAGCGATTGTTGTTCATGAGATAGACGCAGCAGCGTTAGGGGCTCCTGGTTGGACACTAATGACAAATTCTGGGTTGGAGCACTCTTGCTTTATGATTAGGTTTATCAATACATCTGACGTAGATATAGCAATAAGTTACGATAATGCATCAACAAACGAGATTGTTCGTGCAAATTCAGATGTTACTCTTAATTTTCAATCAAATTCTAGCCCATCTGGACATGTTGCTATGATGGCAAAAGGTACCAATGTATGGTGCGGAAGTCTGGTTGCTGGTGTTGGTGCGATAAGTTTGGTTGGGTATTACCAAGTTTAATAAAGTGGGTTATCCACAATAAGTGGATTATCCACAATTATAGGAGAAGACTATGTCATTGGCTATACGACTCATGCCTGAACCTGTTCGTAGCGTAGCTTTTGGATCAATAAGTGACGTCTATCAGGGCATGGGAACAGCCATGACAAGACCGATCCGAATGTTTACATTGCAGAATATGACAGACGCTAACATGATGTTTTCGTTTGATGGTGTTCATGATCATATACCGTTACCTTCATGGGGATATCTAATCTTAGATATTACGGCTAATAAAACTAACACTCAGGGGTTTTTTCTAGCAGAAGGTCAACGCCTTTATGTAAAAAAACTCACTGTTGGTGATGTTCCTACTGTTCTTGGAGTATATCTATCTACCTTTTATGGAGATAATCTCTAGAAAGGAGATAATATTATGAGCTCTATGGGAACATTCAATTTTGTTTCAATTGAGACACTTACTGGAAATACTGGCGGAAAGATTCACGCTGTTGCTAGTAATATCTCCATCCTAGGGGCTGGTGGTTTAACAGTTGCTGGTAATGCTACTTTAGGTACACTTACAATTTCTGGTCCTGGAGGCCCAACTGGCAATTTAGTTACAGGCTTTATAACTGATGTTGGTGGGAATGTGGTCCCAACAATTTTAGGGGTAGTTGATCTTGCTGGTGGTAATAACATTACAGTATCTGGTTCTGTATTAAATACAGCAACATTTCACCTTACAGGAACTACTGATCATGCAGTACAGTTAGGAAACGCTACTGGAAGCTTAACTTCTTTAGCAGCAGGTACAACAGCGTATGTACTAACATCAAATGGTGCTGATAGTGATCCTAGTTGGCAAGCTAGTGTTAATTCTGTTACTGGCGGTACTAATATATCAACATCTGGTACAGCTGCTGATCCAGTAGTTGATCTTGACGCTACGATAACTCTTACTACTGTAAATGCTACTACATTTGATACTAATATAGCTGCTGCTAGAGTAACGCTTGCTGGGTCATCGCTACTTGCCGATGGTACAGATGCCGACATAGACATAAACATAACCTCCAAGGGTATAGGGCATGTAGTTATTGATGATTTACAGCTTACAACTGATCTTGCTGTTACGGAAGGCGGGACAGGAGTTTCAACGCTTACTGACCATAGTGTGCTTCTAGGAGCTGGTACCGCTGCTATTACTTCTTTAGCTGTTGGTACAGCAGCCTATGTACTAACATCAAATGGTGCTGGTATCGATCCTAGCTGGCAAGCTAATGCTAGTGGTAGTGTTAACTCTGTTACTGGCGGTACTAATATATCGACTTCCGGAA